ACGATAGTAACGACCACTTAACATTTTACCTGAAATGATGTAGTTAGTATCTTCACCCATTTTGTAATATTTTTCTAGGGTAGCAAGGTCAGTAATATGTGATAATTTTTCAGCGTCATTAAATGGACGTGCTGTCATCAACCGATTAAGCAATGGTGGATTAGCATACTCAGGAAAGTTTTGTTCAATGTGACTAAAAATTCTTTGTGCTAATGGTCCATCTTTAACTTCACGTGCCTCACGCAATGCATTAAGTACTGGCACAAATCGTGCTTGACGGTTAGCAAATGCTGGCACTTTAAATATATCTGATACGGCTTGTTCAACACCCATTGATGTAGATGTTTTAGTAAATTGTTCAGCCAGTTTTTCAGAAGAAAATAATGCTTTAGATGTACCACCAGTAAGCCATGTCATTGGGTCTATGGCTGTGCTATAAAGTGCATCAAGAGTTCCTGATGGAGATACTAATGCTTCTTTACCAAATGGATTAGGGTTTGTTGATACCCACTTTTTACCATCTAATGACGCGCCAACATCTCCACCTAAACCTACAATTCCAGCAGGGTTAAGCAAGATTGGCATAACTGCACCCCACACACCACCATCTTTAGGTGGGTGATTATTATTTGCCCAACGAGTAATGTCACGTCCAGGACTTATTTGTGCATCTTTATAATCATTAAATGCAGATTCAAATGCTTTAGCAGCAGGAGTTAATGTTCCTTTAAAACGTGCATCATTGCGGGTAGCATAATCTGAATAAGAAATAATAGCATTAGCCATATCATTATCTAATTGTCCATGCTCACGAATAATTTGACCAGGTGTCTTGCCGTCAATTATACCTTTTGCTAACGCACTCATGGCATTATTATGTTGTGCGATTAATTTATTATTAGTTTCTGCTGTCCATTGATTATGACCATCCCAAATATCTGACCATGTTTTAGCAGTAGTTACATAATGAAATGCATCTTTAGCAGATTTTGCCGTAGGCAACATTGCATCTGCTGTTGGAAATAATGTATCTCCAACATTTTTAAAAAAGTTATATTGAAAATGAAGTGTTTGTTGGTAACCTTTAGCAACTGCATTTAATGTTTGCAATGGCGTTTTAACTAAATTAATTGCACCATTTTTAAGAGATTGTAAAAAACTTGGATTGCTTTGTTGATACCCAGCAGTAGGATTAATAAACTGTAATGCACCTTTAACATCTGAGTCAAGGTTATGGTACTGGGCACGTGATGCACCAAGGTCATGATTAGCATTAAGTTTTTGGTCTAGGTTTACAACTTGTTGCAGGTTATTGAGGAACAACGCATTACTACCCGTAAATTGCCCAGCATTAACCGCAGCATATAATTGTGGGTTAGCATTGAGTAGCGTCTGGTTAGGCGCACTTGGTGTAGGTGTGGGTGTAGGTAATGGCGTTGTGAATGACATTAGCCCTGCATAATCTTATTATAGACAGCCTCTAGTGAACCAGATGGGTCATTCTGCATTGCTTGATAAACAACGTTAGCAGGTTGAACTGCAGTAGCCGCAGGTGTATTAGATAAATCTAATCCAGGACCTTCGCCCCAGTTAGCACCATGTGATTCAGGAAGACCTGAGGGCGGAGCCATAAGCGGAATAGAAGGCAAGCGTGTAGCAGCCATTGGGTTGCCAGCAAGAGGAGCAGATGTCTGTTGTGTCATGGTTGATTTGTTATTACCATATGCACCACCAGTATATGCTTGTGCTGGTTGTGTTAAACCTTCAACAGCACCACCGTCTGTACGTGCTGATAAAGCACCAGGACCAGAGACAGGAGCAGGATTACTAGGTTGCTTATAGCCACCACTATTTGTATTACCAGCCATTAGTCTTCCTCCTCATCTAAATATCTTTGTATGTCCGCTTCTGTTGGTTTCTTATATGAAACCCATTCAGGATATGATTCTGGTGATATTGCAATCCATAATGCATTATCATTTGAAAATCCTGCTTTACGTAAACCTCTATGAAATTCATGTAACCAAATACAATACTCGTCTAATTTGCTGTAAGTCTCATCGGCATCTGCTTTAGTTTTACTTTTGCGAGGCGTTGCCATGGCTTACTCCTTAAACTACGCGGCGTTGTGAACTTATACGAGATGTTGCTTTAGTAGAACCTGTTCCACTTAAAGAAGAAAGAATAGTTTGTAGTTCTGGTTTTGCTTGTGCTGGTGGAACTTGCATCTGTTGTCCAGGTGGTAGTTCTCCTTGTTGTGGAGAGCCTCCTACTGGAGCACCAGGAGCGGCAGGGACGGGCTGCTCAACTGATTGTTGTGACCCAGCAGGAGGAACTTGGGATGCAAATATATCTTCAATTGCATCTTCAATTTGTTTTCCCTTTTGACGCGCTTTGATTACTTCCGCAATCTTACGTACCAAATCTGTGGGGTCTTTTCCTTGCATAGTCATCTGTGGGATGGCTTGTGTCATTGCTTGCAACGAACCAATAAGGGAGTTGCGTAATTCTTCTACTTCAATTTTTTCTTGTTCTAAAGATACGTTCACATTAAATGGAAGTTCACGCATAGCCATGTCTTTAGAGATTAACTTACCACCTAATGCTTGCAGCATAAAGATAAGTCCTTGTGCTGGGTTAAGACCAGCCAACATTCCGTAGCGCACATCGGCTGAGTAATCACCCTTAATATCCTTAGAAGGGGTGTATGTCACCACATAAGGTGAACCAGCGTCAACGCCACGAATTGTTTTAGTTGAGTTAAACATCTTTTCATCAGTCTCAAAACAAAGACTGATAACATCACGAAGTGCTGTAGAAAAGATTGCTTGCGCAGATTTAATCTGCGTATCAAATGCTCCAAGTAATGCTTGTACACCTTGTCCAGTGATGACACTTGCATTAACATTTCCAGTTCTAGATTCTGGATAGCGGGCGCCTACGCGCAGTTCTTCATTCAGTAATTGAGATTCAGTAAACGCGCCTTGAGGTAGAGACAATTCTACACGGCGTACACCTTGTGGGTTAGCCGTACGAATAACAGCATCTCCACCAAGTTGTAGTTCCTGAACATCTTGAGGTAAAACGATTGGTGCTTGAACTGACTTCTCGGCTGCTTCCATTGCAAGTAATGCAAATCGGTTACGAAGCAACTGAATACCCAGTACATCATCAAACTGTCCACGTAGTTCTCCGTCTGGACCAGGACGTTTTGCAATAACAACATTCATTTTACCAAGAGGATTCTTAGCGTGTGATAGTAGTAAGTTATTGCGTGATGGCAAAAACAAAACGGTTTGGTCTTTATCATAATACCGAATCATTTCAATCATGCCATTGAGGTCTTGTTTGTAACCCAACTTGCCTAGCAATTGATATTCATGTTCAGGGAACATGGCTACCAATTCACCTAGTGTCATTGAGTAACGTTTAGCAAAAGCAACGCAGCGTCCATAGCGGTCAAATTCGGGATAAGCCCCGACAGGATTTTCTAAGCGGATGCGTGGTAATTGCTCCTCTTCATCCAGTTCAATAATGAACGGGAGGAAACCATAAGTAATATACATATCTGCGCCGTTATACATATTGACCTGAAGGTCAGATAGGCGGAAATAGTTTGAGGCAATAAGTGTGCGCTTATCTGCAAAAGTACGCGCACGGTCAGAAACTTGATTAGCAGCAGAACAGTTTACAGCAGGTAATGGTGCTATAACTTCTGCAAGGTCACGGGCAACAATGTCAATAAAGTTAGCGACTACGTTTTGGTCAATACCATCTGGGAAGAAGTTAGGGTAAACCTGTGAGATTTTACCTTGACGTACCATCTGGACATCACCATTGCGTTGGTCACGACCATGCGCTCGATAGCGTAGCGTTTGAACGCGTGCGCCAATCTGGTCCATAGTTAACATTATTTACCGCCTACATCTGAGTGTCCACCCATGTGTTGTCCACCGAGTCTATTGGAAGGATGGTCTGGAAATTTTTGAGTATTACCAACTTTTGATACACCAGCATCTGGATTTACTTTTATTGGTTTAGGTTTACCAGCAACATTAGAACCTTTAGCCAAAGGTGCAGTTGCTTTAGGTAAAGATGGTTTAATAACAGGACGTGGGTTAGTTGGTGTCCACGCACGCACTCCAGGTGCAACAGGTGGGCGTACACGTTGAGACCGAGGG